TGACCATTTTGTCATTCTGTCCACAAATGGCGAAGTTGCGGTATATCGCGGCACCGATCCATCAACTGCGGCTGATTGGCAGATTGTGGGCGTGTCCGTGCTTGGCAGACCTATCGGCAGGCGTTGCGGCATCAAGTTCGGCGGCGACTTGGCGATTAACTGCATGGAAGGCGTGTTCCCTCTCGGGCGAGGATTGCTGTCTGCGTCGGTAGATCGGCGTGTTGCGCTGACAGACAAAATCCAAAACAGCATAAGCGAGGCGGCGAACAACTACGCATCGACGTATGGCTGGCAGTTGTGCCTGTACTCCGACGCAAACATGCTGCTGCTGAACGTACCGGGCATGACCAAGTTTCAGTACGCACAAAACACGATTACTGGAGCGTGGACGAAGTTCACCGGGTTCGACGCTACTTGCTGGCTCACCGCTGCGTCAGGCTTGTATTACGGCATGTCGGGCAAAGTCCGTAAAGCGTGGACGGGCAACCTTGATGGGACTACGCCGATTCAGTTTGATGTGTGCGGGGCTTTCTCATACTACGGGGCGAAGTCGAGTAACAAGTATTTCACGATGATTCGTCCGTATCTTCAGGCAAGCGGCTCGCCGTCCGTCCTGTATGCACTGAACGCAGATTTTTCCTTGTCTGAGCCATCGGGCGTACTGACGACATCAACGCCAACCGGGATGGTATGGGGTTCTATGGCTTGGGGGTCTATGGTGTGGGACGGGGGTCTCAATCCTTCGGTGTCGTGGAGTACTGTCGGTAGCGTTTGCAATGCTGCGGCCATCAGGCTGAAGGGGCAGAACAACGGCGCAGAGGTCAGGTACACGAACTGTGATGTGGTGTACCAGCTTGGGGGCTTGCTGTAGTGCTGTGCCTGGACGCCGAGCGGGTAGGCCCGTGGGTGTGTCAGAGGGCAGGCGGTACGTGGATGAAGGGACGAGGAACTGCTATCGGCAAGCTGCAAGACGGCGAGCTAGTGGCGGGGGTGCTGTACGAGGATTGGAACGGGTCGCAGGTTGTTTGCCATATAGCCGGTGAGGGCAATTGGGCGACTCGTCGGTTCTTGGGGGTGATCTTTCATTACCCCTTTGTCCAACTGAAAGCGCGGCGAATAACGGTGCCGGTGTGCAGTACAAATGTGAGATGTATTGCACTGGTTACGCGAATGGGATTTACAATGGAAGCGTGCCTAATTGGGGCAACCCCCTCTGGCGATCTTCTCCTGTTCGCAATGTTCAAGGATGAGTGTCGATTCTTAGGGGGTAGGTATGCGTAATCACTTGTTAGACATCCACGAGTACAGCCTAGAGGCGTTTCGCCCCGAAGCTGGCCGGATGCGGCTTTACGGGAAAAGCTCCCCTCCTCCAGCCCCGGACTACGCCAGCGCAGCAAAGGAAACCGCTGCCGGGAATCTTGAGGCTGCACGGTACGCGACCAAAGCGAACCGGATGACGCAGATTAACCCCTATGGGCAAATCGAGTACACCCAAGACGCTACCGACCCCGACCGCTGGACGCAAACGCAAACGCTGTCACCTGAAGCGCAGGACACGGTAAACCGTCAGATTGCGCTGTCTAACGATTACGCGCAGATCGCGCAGACCGGGCTTGATAGAGCGCGGGGAACGCTGGAAAACCCGAGCCTTGATGTAAGCCAACTGCCACAGCGGGCAATCAATGTCGGGCAGACGGCACAAGACGCCATCATGTCGCGGCTTGATCCTCGTTTTGCACAGCAAGAAGAGCAGTTGCGCACCAGGCTTGCAAATCAGGGCATTGCGCTTGGCTCCGAGGCTTATGGCCGCGAGATGAACCAGTTCGGCCAAAACCGCAACGACGCGATGATGCAAGCGGCATTGCAGGGCATCAATCTGGATCAGGCGAACCGGGGCGCGGCGTTGCAGGAACAGGCGTATCTGCAAGACAGGCCGCTGAACCTCATCAACGCACTGCGTACCGGCGCACAGGTGCAGAACCCGCAGTTCCAGCAGTTTGCCAATCAGGCGACCACGCAAGGCCCTGACATGCTTGGCGCGGCTCAGGCGAATTACGGCTCGCAGATGGACGCCTACAACGCAGACCAAGCGCAAAGCGGCGGGATGCTTGGCGGCTTGTTTGGAATCGGTATGGGGCTGGCTGGCTTGCCCGGCGCAGGCGGCTCAATTATCAAGGGCGCTAGGGGGTTGTTCGGATGATTGACCAACAGCAAATCCTGGCCGACCAACTGCGCCGCTATCAAGCGCAGGCACAGACGCAGGCCCCACAGGGCCGCATGGCGGGGCGGGTGTACGTTGCCCCTAACGCGCTGGAATATCTCGCTGCAGGGCTTCGTGGCGTGGGCGGCATGCGTGGCGAACAGCAGACGCAGCAGGCCATGACCGACTTACAGGCAAAACGTCAGAAAGAAATGGCCGAACTGCTCGCCGGGTTTTCCAAGGACATGGCAGGCACTCCGTACAACCCCGGAACGCAGGGTCTGGAGGAGTTTGGCCGCGCATCGATTCCGGAACAGGCGGCAGTTCCCGGTAGCATGGAAAAGGGTTTTGAGCGCTTGGCTACGAGCCAGTTCCCCGAGTTCCAGAAGATGGGCATGCAGGGCATGGCGGCGATGCCTGAGATGCAGGCGCGGCAGCAGGAGCGCGTAGCAGATCGCACATTCCGCGCAGACCAAGCGGCGGCAGAACGTCAAGCGCGTGCGGAGCAATTGGCAGCGACCAATCAAGCACGGGCCGACCAACTGGCGGCGGCGGCACAAGCACGGGCAGAGCAAGCGCAGATGGCGCACCAGTTGCGCATGGATCAGATGGCGGCTCAAAACGCTAGTGCTGCAGAACGTGCGGCGGCTGATCGGGAGTTCCGTGCGGCACAGTTGCAACTGCAGCAGGACTTTCAGCGCGAAATGAAGAAGATCGGCGGCGCGGCGGCAAGTTCGCAGCCGTATTTCCAACCCGTACAGACGGCGCAAGGCGTGTTTGCATTCAACGCACGCACAGGCAGGGTGGAGCCTGTTACCGGGCCGGGCGGCGCTCCGATTGTGGGCGCTGCGGCTGATCCGGCATTGCAAGGCAGTATTGCAGGGGCAAAGGCTGGCGCAGCAGAAACGGCTAAGGGCAGGGCTGCGGCTGCGATGGATGCGCCAAATGCCATCGCACAAGGTGACGAGGCCATCAAGTTGGTGGACGACCTCCTGAAGGCTCCTGGCATGAAGCAGGCTGTTGGCGCAAGTCGCCTGCTTGGCATTCAGAAAGTTCCCGGCACAGCGGCGAAAGACTTTGATATCCGGCTTGACCAGCTCAAAGGAAAGCAATTCCTGCAGGCATTTGAATCGCTCAAGGGTGGCGGCGCTATTACTGAGATGGAAGGCAAAAAGGCCACGGACGCCATTGCCCGCATGGATGCAGCGGGGTCTGAGGAAGAGTTTGTTAAGGCGGCGCGTGAGTTCCAAGCCGTTATCCGGCGCGGCGTTGAAGTTGCCAAAACTCGCGCAGGCAATGCGGCTCCTGCGGCACCCGCCGCACCGAAACGCATTCGCCTAGACGCTCAAGGGAACGTAATCCCATGATTGAAGCAGAACTGCCTGACGGCACCATCCTAGAGTTTCCTGACGGAACAACGCCCGATGTGATGCGGGCGGCAGTGCAGCGCATGCAAAAGCCACAGGGCGCGACCTTTGGCAGCATGATGAAGGATGAGCTACTGCGCCCGGTGCGTGCTGTGCGCGACCTTGCTGCGGGCGCTGTGCGTGGTGCTGGCTCTATCGGGGCGACCCTGCTTGCCCCAAGAGACGCAGCCGAATCGTTCATTGCGCGGCAGATGGGCGCACCTGAATTGCAAGCGCCTGAACGGCGTAATGCCATGACGGACGCATTGCGAAGCATGGGTGCTGACACTGATTCGATGGCGTTTGGCGCGGGAAAGATCGGCGCGGAGATTGCCGGGACTGCTGGTGTGGGCGGCGCTCTCGCTGGCGGCGCTCAGGGCATGGGCGCTGCGCCTGCTGTCGTGAATGCTCTGCGAACGGGCGGCATGACTACGGGCGGGCGTGGTGCGGCTGATCTTGCTTTGCGTGCGGGCGCTGGCGCAGCGGTGGGCGGCGCATCTGCTGGGCTGGTTGACCCGTCGCAGGCTGGAACGGGCGCGCTAATCGGCGGCGCTTTGCCTGGGGCAATCTCTGGAGCCGGGAAAGTTGGGGCGGCGGTCGGCGGGGCCATTTATAGAGCCATGACGCCAGAGATGCAAAAGCAGGCTGTCGCACTCGCGCAGGCCACCGGGCGCACGATTGACGAAGTTGCAAGCGCATTGCAGCAGCGGGGGCCGACGATGATCCCCGGAAGCGCCAAGACAACCCCGCAGATTCTGCAAAACGAGACTGTCAGCCAAGTCGCTCGAAACCTGCAAAACAAAGGCAATTTCGGGCTTGTCGAGGCAGAGAGGGCAAACGCGGCAGCGCGGATTGCCGCACTTGAACGCGTAGCCCCGACTGCCGGGACTATCAACGAGGCGCGGGCTAATGCGGGCAATGCCATAGAGCGTTTTGCGCGTCCAGCCGAGGCGGCACAAAGCCTGAAGGTTCGTAATCTGTTTGATGCTGTGCCGGATGATGAAGTGGCAATGCACCTCCCGCTAGATCAAATGCAGGATGCGATGGCTAAGTATTTGGGGCGCGGCACATTTGGCAAAGGTGGCGCAACTGCGGAGCAAGCGATTCAAACTGCTCGCGGCATCGGAACTGAAGCGCTCGATGCCGTCAAGGCTGCTCCTGTGCAAAAACAGCAATCGCTATATGACGCGGTTTTGTCTGCTGGTGGAATTCACAAAAACAGCCCGTCAGGTCGGCAATTGTTGGGCGAATTAAAAGACCTTGCGGCAAGCAAGCAGGGTTCGGCAGTGCGGGCGAATTCTGGAAAGTCTGCTGATTTGCTGGCGCAGGAGATGTACGCCCGTGGGTTCATTCCAGATGAAGACCCGGCAACACTGATTCAGTATCTCAAAGATGCGGGCCGGGACACGTTTGCAGCCGATGCCAGCGTCGCGGGGCAATATGCGCGACGGGCGGAGTCAGCAATGGGCGATTTGCCACAGGCAAAGGTAATTTCAAAAATTGTGCCTTTTAGCGAGATTCAGAATTTACGATCTTCAATTGGCGAAGCTATTGCGGACGCTAAAAAGAACGAACGCACACAAGCAGCGGCGGCACTAACGGCAATGAAAAAATCCATTGATGAAAAGGTGGATTTGGTATCTCGCGGCGGCGGTCAACCTGATGAAATGTTTTCTCCCGAAGCCATAAAAATTTGGCGCAAGGCGCTGGATGCTCACGCAGCAAAAAAAGCGCAATTTAATATCGGGCCACAGGCGTCAATGTTTCGCATGGGGCAGGATGGTTTGCCGGTAAAAGAGGGCGCGGAAGTCGCTCCGCTGTTCTGGAATTCTGGCAACGCGCAGATTGAGAACATGCAGGCATTCAAGCGCCTGACAAAAGAGGATCAAGGGCTTGTCAGGCTGATGAAGTCCAACGCCACGACTGAGGCGCTGCAGTCGTCTGCGAAAGGCCCGCAGGGCGCTATGACGTTTGACGCCTTCAACAAGTGGATGAAAACCCACGCTGGCGCGGCGAAGGAACTGTTTAGCGATCAGGAACTAGCCACGCTCAAGGCTATTGGCGACGAACTGCGCACAGCGACGAAGGCGGAAAACCTCGGGCGTGCCACCGGGTCGAACACTGCTCAGAACATTATGAGCGGCGGCATTTTGGGCAATCCGCGTGCACAAGCAATTGCACAAAGCCTGCCGATGGGGGTTGGAAATTTTGTTACCGGCCCGCTGTTCAACTATGCGCGAACGTCAGGTGAAACAGCGCGTAATGCTGCGCTTGCTCAGTTGCTGGCAGACCCCGAATTGATGGGGCAGCAGTTGCGCATGTACTCGCAGGGGCGTGCGCCTAGCGCATTGATTGAAACCCTAAAAAACCCGCAACTTCAGCAGATGCTGCAGCGGTCGGCCCCCGTCATTTCCGCCCAGTGAACGCCATCCAGAAGTTCCAAGCAAATGCCGCGACACACAGCACGATCAGCTTGATCCACATCCAGTCAGTGAATTCCATGAATCTCCCTAAGAGGTAACACCAATGGCACGAAATGGCAGCGGGGCGTACAGCCTTCCAGTAAACACATGGAACCCGGCAGTCAATGCGGTTTCCGCTTCTGCCGCCGATTGGCAGACGCTAATCAACGATGTTGCCACAGCCCTGACGGCATCCCTTGCGGCTGATGGGCAAACCCCCATGACCGGCAATCTGGCGATGGGCGGCAACAAACTGACGGGGCTATCGGCAGGCACGGCGGCGGGTAATTCGCTTCGGTGGGAACAGTTGTTTAGCCAAGGCGTCGAGGCGGATATTGCTTCCGCGACAACGACCGACATTGGCGCACAGAATACCAACTTCCTGCGCATTACCGGCACGACGACTATAGACAGTTTTGGCACAAACTACAACGGCCCGAGATTCATGCGGTTTGCTGATGTTTTGACGCTGACTCACAACGCAACCACGTTGATTCTTCCGGGCGGCGCAAACATTACCTCCGCAGCGGGCGATCAGTTGGTAGCGTACCCAAAAGGCAATGCCGGAGTGCTTAACGGGTGGCGCGTTTTTTATCAGCGTGCATCAGGGCTTCCGGTGGTGACGACCGGGCTTGTGCCTACCGGGGCCGTTACGACTTCTGGCCTGACGCAAGCGACTGCGCGGATGCTAGGACGCACTACGGCGGGCGCTGGAGCGATTGAGGAACTGACGGGGGCAAACGTATCTGCTTTTGCTTCTGCCGCCACCGACACGGCGCAGGGGGTGGCCGAACTAGCCACGACCGCAGAGACTGAGACGGGGACGGACACGGGCCGGGTGGTGACGCCTGCAGGGCTCAAGGGTGCGCTGCTGTTCTCTAACGGCTTTGAATCCACCGGCCAGACGGTAACGCCAAACTCGACGCTAAACGTGGCTCACGGGCTGGGAGCGCGTCCCAAGATGTTTGACGTTGTGCTGCGTTGCGTTACCGGAGAGGCTGGCTTCTCCGCGAATGACGAGGCATCAATCATTCAAACGGTGCCGGGGACTAGCGTTATTAACATCTCGGCAGATGCCACCAACGTCATCATCGGCTACACGGGCGCGAGTACCCAGGTGCTGCACAAGACGACACAGGTGGCGACCACGATCACCTCTGGCAATTGGGCCTTTGTCGTGAGGGCGTGGGCATGAGCCTAGAACAATTCGTAATCGCAATGATCGGCGCTGCTTGTGCTGTGTTGGGCTGGTTCGCTCGCGAGCTGTACTCAGCAGTGAATCGATTGCGCGACGACCTGCAAAAGCTCGAAGTGAAGCTCTCCACAGATTATGTAAGGTACGACAGGCTACAGGACGCATTCAAACCGATCATGCAAAGCCTGGAAGAGATCAAGCAGGCGCTTTCGCATAAGGTAGACAAATGAAGATTATCCCCAACTGGCGCT